CTTATGAACACTACAAATTAGGTGTGAAATTAGGTGTGAAATTAGGTGTGAAATTTCACAGTAACAATAAATTTAAAAATAATGAATCAGTTTAATAATTTTATATATATTTGCAACATGCCACCACTAAATAAACAAGATATTTTTTGCCCTGTCATTGAAGGATCAGCTGTGGTGGCACCTGGATATGGTGGGGCAATCTTATTTTCTGAATTATGCTGATACCTTTAACACATGCCAAGAAGCTGATTGATCTTGGATACTCTCTTATCGTTTCTGACCATGAGAAAACTCCAATAGGAAAATGGACAAAATTACAAGAAACACCATTAACAAAAGAGGAATTTGAAATACGTTACAATTGGAAAGAAACTCATTATGTTGGCTTAGTTACAGGCTACAATGGCTTTGAATGTATTGATGTTGATCTCAAAGTATTTGCAACTCTCAAAGAGCAGAATGATTTCTGGAATGAATTCTTGCAGTTACTTAAAGACAACATCGATGACTTTGATCTCAAGTTCACTATTTACAAGACCATCAATCAGGGATATCATATTCTTTACAAGACAAAGGTTGTTGAGGGAAATAAGAAAATTGCAAGATTAAAAGGACATATTGAGGCAGTTATTGAATCAAGAGGTAAGGGAGGTTATTGTGTTGTGTATACTAATAACATCACTGATTTAACATACTTGGATGTCAAGCATATCTCAGACAAGGACAGAGAAATTCTATGGACAATTTGCAAGATGTACAACTGGACAGGTGATGAAGATATCAAGCAAGATGTTTCTGATAAATATGAGAGCACATTATCACCTTGGAAAGATTACAATGAAAGGGTGTCAATATGGGATATCATCTCTGATGACTTTAAAATTGTTTCAAAGACTCAGAATCAAGATATCATCAAGAGAAATGGAGGCACATCTCCCCATTCTGGATATATTTACAGAGATAGTGGATGCATGTATTTATTTTCAACAGGCACAATCTATCCTCATGAGGAGCTTATATCTCCATTCAAGGCATATACCTTCAAACATCACAATGGTGACTTTACAGCGTCAGCCAGAGAGATATATGCCCAAGGCTATGGATCAAGGAAGGGAACAAAAATCAGCTTACAACATATTGATTTAAAAGTAAATATAGAAAGAGTTAAATTTCCCATTGATGTCTTTGATGAGGAGATACAGCAGTACATCGTGCAAAGCTCTCAGACTCTTGGATTGTCAATTGATTACATGGGATGTGCATTTTTATGGTCTCTTTCAGTTTGTATTGGTAACAGTTTTAATGTAGAAATAAAACCAGGATGGAGAGAGACAGCAACATTGTGGCTTGCTGTTGTAGGGAAGCCAGGCATTGGAAAGACTCCGAGCTTGAATCAGATAATATATCCCTTGCAAAAGTTGAATATTAGAAAACAGAAAGAATTCCAAAAAGAATATGCAAAGTTTGTTGAATTTGAGAAGCTGGATAAGGAGCAGAAAAAATTTGCTGAGGATGTTAAAAGACCAAAAAGTGAGCAGTTTATTGTCGGAGATATTACTCTTGAGGCATTGATTGATTTGCATGAGACAAATCCAAACTGCATTGGAGTATTTAAAGATGAGCTTGCTGGATGGTTTAAGGACATGAATAAATATAGAGCTGGCTCAGACCTTGAATTCTGGCTGTCATCTTGGAATGGTCAAAGCATTTCATTGAATCGTAAAACAGCCAAGAGTGCATTTGTTGACAAGCCATTCATTCCTGTCATAGGAGGTATTCAACCAGATGTCTTTGAGCAATTTGCCACAGGTGTAAATAAAGAAAATGGATTTATAGATAGGATATTGATATCATATCCTGAATTACATGTTGATAAATATAACACCAACATAATGCATCATGATGTTTTGAAATCTTATGAAACATTTTTAATACACTTAAAGGAGAGTTTACAAATTAATTTTTTTAAGGTTGATGACAAGGGAGAAATTATGCCACAAATAGCAAGATTCTCAAATGAGGCCAATGATGAATGGATAAGAATTCATGATAAGATATCTGATTTACAAAACTCAGATGATGAGAATGAATATATGAAGTCAATGTTGCCAAAACAAAAGAGCTATATTCCAAGATTTGCAATGATATTGAATATTTTAATGAGCTCTTATGCTGAGGATATGAACGCTAATTTAATCACGAAAGAAGCCATGTTGAAAGCTGAAAGGCTTAGTGATTACTTTATCAATATGAGTAAACTTGTCAAGCAAGATGCTCAAGAGAAGGCAGATTTAAGGAAGTTGGCAAGTCATGGCACAAATAAATATGAGCAATTTGTATCAATGTACAAATCAGATAGCAAGCTCAACAGAACAACAGCATCAGAGATACTCCAGGTGAGCAGAAGAACAGTATTAAATTGGATAACTAAAATAGAAAACAAATGAAACAGACAGCAGTAGAATGGCTTGAGCAAATACTATATCAATCAGGATGGGAGCAATTAACTCATGAGGAGAAAATGAATATTTGTTGCTCAGCTAAGCTCATTGAGATTGATCAGATGAGAGCAGTTCACATGATGACTTATATGAATAAAGATTTTGACTTTGAACAATACATAAAAGACCATCGTGAACAAAGCAAATAGAGACAAGCTCAAGGCCTTAGAACTGGAGCAGATGAAGATCAAATATCCATCCATGAGAGAGGAGCTCCTGGCATTGACAGAGTGGAAAGATAACTCAGCCAACAATCTGACCAAATGCATAATCTTTTTTATTAAAGCAATGGGAGGTCAAGCTGAGAGAATTAGCAATCAAGGACAGTACAGAGCTGGCAAGAGCATTGAGATTGCATCAGGGATGAAACAGATGCCAGGCAAGTGGACTCCAGGGCAAGGTACAAAGGGCACAGCTGATATCTCAGCAACCATCAGAGGCCGATCAGTAAAGATTGAAGTCAAGCATGGCAATGACAGGCAATCAGAATATCAGAAGGCATATCAAGATGATGTTGAAAGAGCTGGAGGAGTTTACTATATCTCCAAAGATTTTGACTCTTTTGTATTGTGGTATGAAAACTTTTCGTTACATTTGTAAAAATTAATAATATCATAAATGGAACAATTAGATTTTAGCATGCCATCAACCTCAGAGAAGTTGAAAGCAAAGAAGGCAGATCCTGTGAATGGAATCAGCCTGTACACAAAACTGCACAGAGCAAAGCTCAGCATCGGAAAGGTTGTCAAGAATGCAACCAATCCACATTTCAAGAAATCTTATGCCGATATCAATGCTCTCCTGGAGACTGTTGAGCCTATCTTGCATGAGAATGGACTCTTGCTGTTGCAACCTATCCATGACACAACTCTTGTGACTCAGATAATTGACATTGACTCAGGACAGATGATTGAATCATGGCTCTCATTGCCATTGATATCTGATCCACAGAAGATGATTAGTGCAACAACTTACTATCGGAGGGCAACATTACAAGCCATCTTGGCATTGCAAGCTGTGGATGATGATGGTCATGAGGCAACCAAGGCAAAGAAAGAACTGCCAGCAATATCAGATGACAGATTCATCAGTGCTCTTGAGGCCATCAAAAATGGTAAGTATACTATTGAGGCCTTGAAATCAACCTATAAATTAACAGAGGAACAGGAGGCCAAGTTATGATATTCAGATGTTCATCCCTTGCAAAGCTCATGACGAATCCAAAGAGCAAGTCAGAGAGCCTCTCAGCTGGAGCCAAGACCTACATCAAGGAATTGGCAAAACAGAATTTCTATGGATACACTAACAAAGTTGAAACCAAGCAAATGAGGAAGGGCACAGAATATGAGCATGAGTCAATTGCTCTGCTCAACTCAGTATGGTTTGGAAGTAACTTTGTCAAGAATACTATCAGAGAGACATCAACATATCTCACAGGTCATCCAGATATCATCACTGATGAGGCAATCATTGACATCAAGACATCTTGGTCACTTGAGACCTTTCCAGCTTTGGAGGAAGATGCTGATTCCTATGAATGGCAAGTGAGGGGATACATGTATCTTTTTAACAAGCCAAAGGCTCTTGTGGTATTCTGCATGATTGACACAAATGATGATCTGTTAAGTGATTGGGATAACAGAGAGATCCACAAGGTATCTCACATTGATCCAGCAAAGAGAATCACAGCTGTGGAATATCACAGAGAAGAGGCTCTGGATGAATTGATGGAGCAGAGGCTGAGAGATGCCTCAGAATTTTACTCACAATATATGCAACAATTAAATAATAAATAAA